AGGTTAAAGTGGAAGGCTCGCAGCGTGCTACTTATCTATCCGAGCAACTTCAGAAAGTCGTGGACAATATTCGTTTTATTGTGGAGCTTGGTGCAGCTAAGGGAAGTATTATTCTGAAGCCATACATTAGCGATAAAAATATTTCTGTGGACTTTGTGCAGGCAGATCAATTTTTCCCAGTGGAATTTGACTCTGATGGCAACATTACTGGCATTGTCTTCGTGGATCAGAAGGTGCGAGGGGACACATATTTTGTTCGTCTGGAGCTGCATACGCTGAAGGGGACCAATTACACTGTCCGGAATAAAGCATACAAAAGCAAATCGCGGGATGCATTGGGGTCGGAAATCGCACTGAACGAAGTTCCTGAATGGGAGGATCTGGAAGAGGAGGCAACAATTGCCAATGTGGAGAAACCGCTGTTTGGATATTTTCGATATCCTCTCTCCAATAATATAGATCCCACATCTCCTCTGGGCGTGTCTTGTTTTAGCAGAGCGGTCAAGCAAATTGAACAGGCAGATCGGCAGTGGTCAGATTTACTTTGGGAATTTTACAGCGGTAAGCGTGCTCTCTTCATAGATGTGCTGGCATTCGGTAAGGATTCGCAAGGAAAAGCGATTCTTCCAGACAAGCGGTTATACAGGACAATAGAAAGTGGATCACCTGAAGGAGAATTCTTCCAGGAATGGTCGCCGGATTTCCGCGAGCAGAATATCCTCTCAGGCTTTAACACGATACTGAAGCAGATAGAATTTGTATGTGGGTTAGCATATGGGACGATCTCAGATCCCAATATTGTGGATAGGACTGCGACAGAAATCAAGTCCACCAAGCAGCGTTCATACTCCACGGTTGTAGATGTGCAGAAAGCTATTACAAAAATGCTGGACGGTTTGCTGTATGCCATGGATGTCTGGGCAACGCTGGGGAAGCTGGCACCCAAAGGAAAATATTCCGCAACTTACGACTATGACGACAGCGTTATTGTAGATCGGAGTGCACAATTTACCGAGGATTTGCGTTTGGTTACCACACAAATTATGTCCAAGGTGGAATTCAGAATGCGCAATATGCGGGAGGATGAAGCCACTGCGAAGAAAATGCTTGCAATGGCATCGGATGAAGCGGAAGCGCAAATGAAGATGGAGCAAGAAGCTGCTCCGGCAGAGGAGTTCTAACATGGCAGGTTTTGATCCTAATCAACCGAGAGACGAAGAAGGGCAATGGACAGAAGCAGGAAATGCTGCTCGGACTGCTTCCGGACTGTCCAATGCAGATCCGGCAGAAATATTCACAAATGCAAGACTTATATTAGGAAGCAGTTCTGGATTTTTAGCACACATAAATACTTTGATAGATCAGAAAAATCCTCTTTCGACTGCTCAAATAGAAGAGGTTATAAACACTGCGGGAAAACTTTCTGCTCTGCAAGCACTAAAAGATTATCTGGAAAATTACCTAAAATATTATGACATCGATCAAGAGCCGCAAGAAATTAGAAACATAGGCAGAATGTTAAAGGTATTTCGAAATGACTGGCGATGGAGATGGTAAATGGCAGGCTTTGATCCAAACCAACCAAGAGACGATGAGGGAAAGTGGACTGAGGCTGGCAGAGCTGCGAGGAAAGCCGCTGGTTTAGATGCATATAAAGTGCCTGAGATTCCAGATGCTACAATTATAGATTTATCGGGCAAGGATTGGGTTAAGTCTGAAGACAACAGAGGAAAACCGCCAATAAAAATTGATCAACTTCGACAAATAAAGCATGCCAGTGAAGAAGACAAGGAATTCATGCGACAAATTGCAAGAGATGAAAAAGAATTTTATGACAACCCTAATTCACTCGGACCAGACGAGCACACGGAAGTTCAGCTTTTGAAAAAGAAAAATGGTATTTTTATGGTGCGTTATGTAGAATTTGACACGAAAACAAAAAATATTATTCACGAATTTTTCAACGATTTTTCAAGATGTCCTGCTTGCAAACATCCGACACTAACACCATTTGAAGAAGAATATCCCATGTGCAGCACTTGCCTCATACCATATGTCTGGAGAGAATAATGGCAGGTTTCGATCCTAACCAACCGAGAGATGAAGAAGGCATGTGGACAATAGCTGGATCCGCTGCGAGAAAAGCTGCTGGTCTTGCATCTTCCGACATGGATCCAGAATTTGTGATTTGGTGGAATAAAATAGAAAAACTTGCACCTGTAATTGCAGACGATCCGTTAGAGCATTTGTACATTTTAGACAAAGATGGAAATGTTTTAGAAAAAGTTGGAGGGGATGAAAATTCTATCCGAACAACCGATGAACAGAATAGCTCAGTAAAAGGTAATATTATTTTTCACAATCACCCTCATGATCCGCATGAGCGATTGGCACGTAAGGACGGTTTGAGTTATGCAAGATTTTCAAATGGAGATTTAATTTATGCATTCCAAAATAGATCCTCTGCATCAGCAGTTGTTTCTGGAGATTATCTTGTGGGCATTCAATTTCCCGAAAGTACTATGCGGAATTTCCTTTCCCAATACAGGGGTTACTCAGATAACATTAAAATTGAGCTTTTGCTGGGACAAATAGAAGATTACGTTGCTTCAAAAGTGGCAAAAACTTTGAAAACAGATGGTAGAAAAGGGGATCTTGAAGCATTTTTAGAGGGGAACTACATCGTCAAGTCAACGGATATACTCGACGCAATGGCGGAGGGATATGAAGCGCAGGGAATAAAGTTTTGGTGGAAGAAGTGGAGATGAAATGGAAGACAAAAAGAAAACACCTGTCATTATAGATGACAGAACTCTTGAACAAGAATGGCAAGAGCTCATCCGAAAAATTAAAGAAGCTTTGGGATTGAAGACCAAAGGTTAACGCAATGCTCCATCTCGCAGATTTTGATGCCATTCTTGCACCAATAATCAACCTGTATGATGCATTCGCTGAAGAAGTTCTGTTGGACATTGTTCGACGGTTAAAGAAAGTTGGAAAATTAACTTCGACCGCTGCATGGCAAGCACAGCGTCTTGTAGAAAGCGGCAAGACTTATGAGGAAATCTTGGAAAAACTCAGCAAATTGACCAGCTTATCCGAGAAAGAACTCGGAAAAATGCTCAGAGAGGCTGGTATTAGAAGTATTGCATTTGATAACAAAATACTAATAGATGCAGGGCTTCTGCCTGTGAACATGAATTTGTCACCAGCTATGCTGCGACTGCTGGAAGTTGGGCTGCAAAAAACTTCTGGAACTCTAAGAAATTTAACTTCAACAACAGCTGTAACGGGTGAGCAAGCTTTCATTGAAGCATTAGATTTAGCATATATGCACGTTGCGAGTGGCACGATGTCTTATGGGCAAGCAATAAAAATGGCAGTTAAGAAAATTGCTAACCGTGGAATTGAAGTGCTGAATTATCCGAGCGGTCGTAAAGATAAAATAGATGTGGCAGTACGCAGGGCTGTGCTCACAGGAGTATCCCAGACTGCTGGTGAGATTACTTGGCAGAATATTTTGGATAACGACATTGATTTGATAGAAACTTCAGCACATATCGGAGCACGCAATAAAGGTGATGTCCCTGAAAATCACGAGAAGTGGCAAGGACGAATATTTACCAGAAAGGCAAATCCAAAATATCCTGACTTTTTGACAACTACAGGCTATGGAACCGTTACAGGTCTGTGTGGTATTAACTGCAGACATTCATTCTATCCGTATTTCGAAGGGAGTCCAAGAAATTATAATGAAGAAACGCTGAAGGAATACAGGGAAAAGACAGTTACATATAAGGGAAAAACAATGTCTTTTTACGAAGGGACGCAAATACAACGCATGCTCGAACGAAAAATTCGAGCGAAGAAGCGAGAAATTCGTGCTTTGGAAGTTTTGGGAGAGGACAATTCACAAGAGCGAAAAGAGTTATCCGATTTGCAGAAAAAAATGCGTGACTTCATTCAGCAAACTGGTTTGGACAGAAAATACGATCGTGAAGGAGGAAAGGTGTGATTGAAGACTTCATAGACCTGAGAATTGAGATAAACCTAAAAGTTTTTAGAAAAGTGGTTTACCTAAGGGATAGAGAGTTACGGAAAAACTTTTGACTTGTGACCAATTATCAGATCTATGAAGTCTTGAATTATTTTGTCTGCCGTAAATTGAATTCAATCTGAACTAGTAATTTTTAAAATTTGGAGTATAATTAACTTATGGAACCGTTATCTTCAAACGTAAAAGTGAAGAGCACACGTGGTGCTGACCACGTAAAAAAAGTTAGTGTTAACCGAAGGAAATGGAGAATTTATGAATAAACAAGATTTAGCAAAGTTAGGGATTGAGGATGAGGAGCTTGTGCAGAAGATCATTGTGTTGCACGGCAAAGACATCGAGCGCATTAAGACGGATCTTGAAACTAAAGCAGAGGAGATTGAAAAGCTGAACGCACAATTAGCTGAGGCTGGCAAGACTATCGAAAGTTTCAAGGAGATGGATATCGATGGAATTAAGGCAGCTGCAGAAGAGTGGAAAACAAAAGCCGAGCAAGCTCAGGCTGAAGCAGAGCAGAAAGTTCAGGCAATAAAATTTGAGCATGCTCTGAAAGACGCTCTCGCTGCTGCAAAAGCCAGAAATCCAAAAGCTGTTAAAGCGCTTCTTGATTTAGACAAGGTCAAATTCTCAGAAGATGGTGAACAATTGGAAGGACTCGAAGAGCAACTCGCAGCAATTAAAGAAGAGAATGACTATTTGTTCGAAACTTCTGAACCTGCTAAAGAGAAAGAAGATGAAGATGAGGAAGAGGAAGAGTACTTTCCTAAAATTGTTACCAGGACAGAAAATAAGGGCGTTCTGGGAGATTCAATAGTTTCAGCAGCTCGAAAGGCTGCAGGTCTCTCAGATAATTAACAATGGAGGATTAGGAAATGGCAAATATTGCTGTATTGGCTAACAAGTTTATGCCAATTTTGGACGAGATTTACAAACGTGAAAGTTTAACTGCACGGTTAGATGCAAAGACTAAACCTGTAGACTTTGCTGGTGCAAATGAAGTGAAAATATTGAAGCTTCAGGTTGTGGGTCTTGGGAATTACTCTCGTGCACAAGGTTATCCTGCTGGGGATGTGTCTGCAACTTGGGAAACTGTCCAACTAACGCAGCAACGTGCTCGTGCTTTCGCAGTTGATCGCATGGACGATGAAGAGACTCTTGGGATGATGTTTGGCAAGCTATCTGGGGAGTTCATTCGTACCCAGGTTGTTCCAGAAGTAGATGCCTATCGCTTTGCGAAGTGGGCAGGAACTTCAGGCATTTCTACCACAACTGCTGCTACGTTGGCAAATGCTGCTGCAGTTTTGGCAGCTATCGATGTGGCTGCTGGTCAGTTAGATGCTGATGAGGTTCCCACAGAGGGACGGTTGCTGTTTGTTTCAAGCAGCATTTATCGTCTGCTCATGGCTGCGGTTAGTCGGCAGCTGGACAATCAACCTACTTTTGATCGACGTTTGCGCTCGCTGGATGAAATGACTATTATTCCTGTGCCGCAAGGACGTTTCTATACTGCTATCACATTGGATCCTGGCGATGAAACGAATACTGGTGGGTTTAGTAAAGCATCAGGTGCTGCGGATATCAACTTTATTCTTATGCACCCGACAGCCGTGGATCAAGCGACCAAATTGGCAAACTTGAAAATTTTCTCACCAGACCAGAATCAGCTAACCGATGCATGGTTATTCCAATACCGCTTATATCACGATGCTTGGGTCTATGAGAATAAAGTAGACGGCATTTACTTGCACAAGAATGTTTCTTAGGAGAGTGAAAAATGACCTATTCAATTACTGCTGCTGGTTTGGTAAAAGCAACTCAGGATGCTATTAATAACGGCACTCTGAAAATTGCAAAATTTGTGTTCGATGCAGGAGTTACAGCTAATCGAACTATAGGTGCGCATGGAAGTGGGATTAAGATTCCTGCAGGTGCTTTGGTGATAGGTGGAGTGTTCATTGTAGACACCCTTTTTACCTCTGAAACTACAAACACTGGCACAATTGCCATTTCTGTGGAAAGTGCTGCTGATATTCAAGCAGCTGCTGCTGTCAGTGGTGCTCCTTATAGCACAACTGGAAAGAAAGCGATCATTCCAAAGATTAACACTCCAGAGTCTACGAGCATTCTTTTGACAGCGGAGCGAGAAATCACCTTCACAGTTGCTGTGGCTGCACTAACTGCTGGTAAATTACATGGGTTCTTAATCTATGTGGCACCCTAAGGCAATTAGAGAAGCTTAGAGGAGCTTTAATGAAGCACATGGTTAGAGGCAAAGAGCTCATTGTGGTGCGGGATGAGGACGTAGAGTATTATCGATCTGTTGGCTTCAGAGTTGATGCTAAGGCTGCTGCTAAGGCTGATGCTGAGACTGGCACCAAATCTACCAAACCCAAAGAGCAAAAGCCTGAATAGAGGTTGCAGAAGCTATGACAGCATATGTAAACTACACATATTACACAACTACTTATGGTGGGACTGCTATAGCTTCTGCCGATTTTCTTGCTCTTGCAAATAAATCCAGTGCGTTCATTGATTTGGTTACTATGAACAGAGCTGCTGCTTATATGGCTTTGCTTGCTCCAACGGAAGAGGAAGCTGAAATAATCGACAAAATTAAAATGGCTACTTGTGCAGTTGCCGAGGAATGGCAAAGTTATGATAAAGCAGGTGGTGTAATTACTAGTGAAAGTGTGGGCTCACATTCGGTGTCCTATGCTGACACCGAGGACAAAACACAGAACAAAAAGCTCTCTCTGGCAGCTTATCCGTTCCTGGCACACACAGGTTTAATGTTCAGAGGTTTCAATGCGGACGAATACAGCAGCTACTCTATACTCCCGTAGTGTTGCAAGCGGTGATGAATCATGGGCTCGCAGCACAATAGCTGCTGTGCATTGGGAGAACAGAAAAGCTGCAAATGTTATGGCTGCTGGTTTACTGGAAGCAGATGCGGTTAATGTGTGGATTCCTGGGACTTCTGTGAGCATAAAAGTGGGTGATGTTTTGGTAAAGGGCATTGTCGATAAAACGATCGGTGCAACTTATACCATCACGAATCTTAAGAAGGACTATCCGAATTCATTCACAGTTCATTCGGTTGACACATACGATTTTGGTTCACCAAAAATGCGACACATATTGGTAGGTGGTTCATGAGCAAGCGCATAGGCAAGCACATAAAAATTGAAACACCTCGTGGCTGGATTACTGTTGGTCCTGGTGGAAAAGCCTCACTAACTTGGAATACTGCATTCAAACCGAAATGGCATAAGCAGTATAGTGAAGCACAGATTTTTGTTGACAGTGAAGTTCTGAGGCTTTGCGAGCCATATGTGCCTTTTGAAACTGGAATGCTGCTTTTGTCAGGGACTCTTGGGACAGAGATCGGTTCTGGTCTGGTTCAGTGGATTGCACCCTATGCTCGTTACCAATATTACATGGCAAACAGGAAAAAGGTTAATCAGTTCAAACCTTTGGCAGGCAGTTTTTGGTTCCAGCGAATGAAAGAAGTCTATGGTCAATCAATCATAGATGGAGCTCGTTCTATTGCTGGTGGTGAAAAGAAATGAGCATTATTTCTAGCATAAAGACCTATATGAAAACCTACTCAGGCTTGGCAAGCGGTGCACCTGTCTGGGTAGATTACTTGGGAGCAGTTCCAACCGAATATTCCATTGCACCTTTGGCAGGCAATCGAGTCCTTGAAAAGTATCTTGATGGATCGGCTTTGAAGGAGTATCCGTTTGCTTTTCGCAGCGTAGAAAGTACAGCTGCTGAATTGGAACGGTTAGAGAATAGTGGATTCTTTGAGACTTTTGCAGATTGGCTCGATTCACAAACTGAGACTGGAGTTTTTCCATCACTCAGTGCTGGAAAAACAGTTGAGTTAATTGAGGCAACAGGCTGGGGATATCTGTTTCAGGAAGGCAATTCAGAAACAGGCATTTATCAGATCCAGTGCCGATTAGTATATTTAGAGGAGTTAAAACATGGCAAAAATTAAACGATCACAGTTAATGACCTTCATTGATGTGACTCCAGAAAGCACAGCTACCTATGAGCTTATTGGGAGCGGTGTTACTGCTGGATCTATTGCATATAATCCAAAAGTGGAAGAGGAAACTTACATTCACCAGGATAATGCCACTATTACAGTGGAGGGATATTCTCCAAAGCTTACATTGGAAGCTTCGGCAGTAGCAGGAGATCCTGTATTTGAGTTTATCGATGAATTGCGCAAAGCACGTGCAACAATGAGTGAAGCTGAGACTTCCATTGTAAATGTATGGGCATATGAAACAGGTGGTCCGACAGCTTATCCTGCCGAAAAGCAAACTGTTTCAATTCAGATTGATGAATTCGGTGGTGAAGGTGGTGGTAGCACTAAGATCAACTATACCATTAACTTTATCGGTAGTCCGACCCCAGGCACTTTTAATGCTATGACAAAAGCCTTCACAGCCACATAAGAGAGGTTAATGTGAATAGAATCAAACGAAGTCAATTTAAGTCCTTTCTTAATACAGGCACTCTTCTTGCACCAGTTTGGTCATTGATCGGTGTTGGAATCACTGCTGGTTCGATTGCATATAATCCGAATGTAGAAGAGGAAACCTACATTCATGAAGACAATGCTACCATTACGGTGGACAATTATTCACCAAAGTTTCCATTAGAGGCTTCAGCTGTTCAGGGAGATTCAGTTTTCAGCTATCTGGATGTGCTCCGCAAAAGCAGAAAGACTTTCTCTGAGGCAGAAACAGAAGTGGTGAATGTGTGGATCTATAATGCACCGATTTCTGACTACTACCCAGGTGAAAAGCAATCCTGCAGTGTCCAAATTGATGAATTTGGAGGTGAAGGTGGTGCATCAGTAAAGATTAATTACACGGTGAACTTTTTGGGAGAACCCATCCTGGGACGTTTTAATCCATCACTTGGTAAATGGTCACCTTTGAATGCCCCAGCAACACACACACTCACTTCTCTTACTTTGGGTTCTGGAATATTGTCCCCACTGTTTGCAACGAATAAAAGCAATCTCTTTTACACCACTTCAATTGCAGCAGCAACGGTTACAGTTAGTTCTGTGCTTGCAGGAGCAACGATTGTGCAAAAATGCAATGGTACTGTGGTTGCCCAGGGAGCTGCTGCTAACTTAAATCTTGGGAAAAACACCATAACTATTGATGTGACCGTGTCTGGGACAACTTATACTTATGTTATCGAAGCCACAAGGACGGTGTAATGGACAGTTTGCGAATTGATGCTGGTGTAATTCGGATCGCTGTGAATGATGATCCCAATCGTGTGATCTCATTTAATCCTGAGGATGTTTTGTTTGCTGAAAAATTTTACAACTTGTTGCAAGAATTCCAGGAAAAGCAAAAAGAATATGAAATCAGATTAAATGAGATCAAAGCTGCAGAAGTGTTGGATGAAACTGGTATTCCGAAAAATTTGTCCGATACATTAACAGTTGTTGAAGAGATTTGTGATTTTATGCGCAATAAAATTGATGAAGTTTTTGGTGCTGGTACTTCGAATGTAGCTTTTGGTGAAGCGAAGAGCTTAACTATGATAGAGCAGTTCTTCCAGGGAATTGTTCCTTTCATTCAGGCTGGGAGAGCACAAAAACTTTCGAAGTATGAAAGGAAGAAGAGCAGTTAATGAATATTCTCATTGATGAATTGCCAACTGAATTGTTAGTGGGAGAGAAGAGTTATCATATAAATGCTGACTTTAAAACCTGTCTAACAATTATTTTGGCATTCGAAGATGAGGAGCTAACTGCTCTGGAAAAGCAAATTATTTTGCTGACCGATCTGTTTGTGGAATTGCCAACGGATTATGAAGCAGCTATAAAAGCTGGGATGAAATTTTTGAATGGTCCCATTGGAGAGACTGCTGAAGAAGGAACCGGACTCAGATTGTATAGCTTTTCTAAGGATGCAAATTTAATCTATGCAGCTTTTCGCCAGACTCACGGTGTAGATTTGCAACTGGATAACATGCACTGGTGGAAATTTCTGGCTCTTTTCATGGATTTGGGACAGGACACTACTTTTTGCAATCTGATTACTTTAAGGAAGCGAGTTAAAACTGGCAAAGCAAGTAAGGAAGAACGTGCTGCTGCCAGAGAACTGGGGGATGCTTTTGTTGTGTCTGATTTGGACACTCGCACTTTAGAGGAACGAGAAATGGAACGAACATTCATGGAATCTTTGGGAAGAGGTAGCTGATGGCAGCAGGTTATGATGGTACCATTCGCATAGACACTAGAGTGGATACTGCTGGACTGAATGCTGGTACCAAAGTTGTTTCCACTAAATTGCAGGGATTGAGCAAGATATTATCTTCTGTGGGTGCTGGACTTGTAAAGGGATTTCAAGCAGTTCTTAAAATCGTTGCCACAATTGGAAAAGTCATAGCAGCTGGTGCAATAGTAGCAATTATAGCCATGATCACAGCCATCATGGCTGTTGTTAGAGGTGCAATGGATCTGGGAAAAGCACTTGTCGGTGCTTCTAAGAAAGGATTGGATGCAGCTCAGAAAATTGAAGAATTAAAACAAACTTTTGCAAATCTTAAAGTGGCTGTGTCCGATGCTTTTCGTCCTCTGGTATTGGCAGCAATGCCGTGGATTACAGCAGTGACCAATGCACTTATAAATCTTCTAAACATGGTGGCTCAGGTTACTGCTTATCTTACTGGGCAAGAAGGGTATTGGAAAACTACTGCAGCTTCGGTTGAGCAAGCAAGTGGCTCAGCAGCAAATGCAACCGAAGAAATGAAAGGTTCGTTGGCGGATTTTGATAAGCTGAATGTATTGCAACAACCTGAAGAACCCACTGGTGGAGGTGGAGGTACTGGAGAGAATGTTCAAGAATGGGTAGAAATTGGTACTGAAGCTGAATCACTGGGTGAAAAAATTAAAAAGGTTTGGGAACGAATAAAGGAATTTTTTGCTCCTCTGACTGATGCTTTTGGAAGGCTTTGGGATGCTATCAAGAATCTTTGGGAAGCTTTGAAACCTGTTTTTGAGATTATTTGGGAACGTATAAAACCTGCTTTTGAATGGATTCGTGATGGTGCCGTTGTAATCGTGGACCTGCTAACTAAAGCTGTTAACTGGTTAACAGAATCAATAAAGAAAAATCCTGAAGCATGGGCTACTGTCTTGACAGTCTTGGGTGTTATCCTTATAATAGTCCTTGCTTTGCAAGGTGGATTTATTGGAATTGTTGTTGTGATAGGTCTTGTTTTGGCGATTATCGGTTTACTTGCAGCCAATTGGGACACAATCGTAGCTTGGTTCCAAACCTCGCTGGAAAATATAAAGAATTGGTTCATAGAAGCTTGGGACAATATAAAAGGTGTGTGGGAAACCGTTGCGACTTGGTTTTCAGAAAATGTGATCACTCCGATAACAACTTGGTTTTCAGAAGCTTGGAACAATATAAAACAATGGGCTGTGGATGCTTGGGAGGGAATAAAAGCTCCTTTTGTGACTGCTTTTACTTGGTTCAAAGAACATGTGATTGATCCAATTTGGGGTATTTTCTCCTGGATTGGTGACACTATTTATGCAATTTTTTACGATTTATGGCTACTGATAAAACTTGTTTGGGAAGTCGTCAGTGATTGGTTCAAAGAGCATGTCATTGATCCAGTTGTTGGATTTTTCAAACAACTGTGGAAAGATGTAAGTGGATTTTTCAGCAGCTTGTGGGAAGACATTAAAGCTATCTGGAACACAGTCAGTGAATGGTTTAATACAAATGTTATTGTTCCTGTGAGTGACTTTTTCAAACAGTTGTGGACAGACATCAGTGGATTTTTCAGCAGCTTGTGGGAAGATATTAAAGCTGTGTGGAGTGAAGTGAGCACTTGGTTCCAAACAAACATAATTGATCCGTTGGTAACTGCCTGGGACACTGCTACACAAAGTATTGCTACGTTTTTTACAAATATCTGGGAAAGCATCAAGACTGGTGCCACAGATGCCGTAAACTGGGTCATTGGAAAAATTAATGGTTTCATAAGTGGTATTGTTGGAGGCATAAACAATTTAATTAATTCTTGGAACTCCATTCAGATTCCTGGATGGCTGCAAATTCAAACAATTCCAGTCCCACAGATCCCCTACTTAGCGCAAGGTGCTGTAATCCCACCAAATTCAGAATTTTTAGCGATTCTGGGTGATCAGAGAAGTGGAACAAATATTGAGACACCTGAAAACTTGTTGCGACAAATAGTTCGAGAGGAGTTGCAATCAGTAGGTTTGAATCAACCGACAATGATTCATAATGTTTTGAAATTGGACAGCAGAGTAGTTTATGAATCTTGGGAAAAAGAGAACAAGCGAGTTGGTGCCTCATTGATAACTAAGGGAGCTGCAGCATGATAGTCATTGATGGAATAACTTATGATGTGGCAATTGTTTCACTTGCTGCCGCTGCAGATATGCTGGACAAATATGCAGAACGAACAGTCGATGGTGTTCTTCACCGTGAACTCATTGGTGTTTATGATAACTATGAGATTAAATTTGCTTCATCAGCACATGATCCTCAGGCATACTCAGATCTGTGGTTTAAGCTTACCGAGCCTGTTCCCTGGCACACTGTTGTCTTTCCTACAATTCTGGGAGAGCGCACCATTGAAGGTTACTTTGCAAATACGAAGCACGAAGCATTTTTGCAAAAAGATGGTGTGACTTATTGGAAAAGTCTTAGCACTTCCTTTGTATCTAAGGAAAAGCGACCATGATAACTTATCCGATAGTTAAATTAACTCTGAGTTCACAAGTTATAGAATTTTCTAAAACAGATGTCATCGAGGCACGAATTCTGCAAGAAATAAGTCCGACAAGTTCTGAGCTTCCAGTTAGTGAAGCCACAATCAGAATAAGAACAACAGATCCTCGCTTTTTGCCTTTTAGCGATGGTGAATTTTACAATGAACTTTCTAATAACACTATTGTAGATGTCTTTGAATATTATGATGCTGAAACACCAGATTTTGTTCCAATTGAACGGTTGGTAGGGCGGTTTTACTTAAAAGAATGGAAAAATCCAAAAGAAGGTGAATTTGAATTTGTTTGTCAGGATGCCATTGGTGTGCTCGACACTTTGCAGTTTGATGGTAATTTTTGGGAAACAAATATTAGTTTGAGGGAAATGCTTAGTATAATTTTGGATCCTGTTGATATAGGTTATTCCATAGCTCCAGAAATCTCTGGAAGACTGCTAAAAGGATATTTGACTGCTGGAACAGTTAGGGAAGCATTGAAGCAAGTTTTATTTGCAGGTAGAGCATTCGCACTAACAGCGCTTTCCGATAAAATACTTATCAAAGATGCAGTTCTTCCAGTACCTGGAATTAATGATTCACCAGCTTTTTATTCAGTTCCTTTTTATGGAGCATGCTTTTACGAGAGTGATGCGGAATATATTGGTGAAATACCTATGGAAGAGCAAATCATGGGTCAAGAATTAAATCTGAAGCCACTGGTGACTGAAATTCGTCTTGTTTCACATGATTTTACTAAGGGAGATGTGCAAGAAGTTATTTATTCTGCCTATCTGGAGCCTGGAAGTTATAAAATTGTTTATAGCAAGCCATATTATGATGTGACGGCAGAAGGTGCTGGGGCAATTCCTGCATATCTGATGACTGAGGATATACGAGCCATATCAACTGAAGATGGTAGAATACTCTACTTCTCTGGTGGGTTTGTTTATGGAGTGAATTATATTTATTTGGAGGTCATAACAGCTGGCAATGTAATAGTGCGAGGATATCCCTATATCGATTCCAGCCAGGAATTCATTTACAATGAAAGCGAAGCAACTAAGGAATTCAGTCATGGAATTTATTATGGAGCTGGAACCTATGGTGTAGATATATATGCAAAATATTGGGTAGTCACTGCTGCACCAAATATTTGGAAAATCAGTGATGCTATGCTTGTTTCCACCGAGAATGCTTCGGTAATTCTTGACAGTTTAACAAAATTTGCAAAACTAAGATATTTGCAAAATACAACTTTGTTTCCACCAATGGAGCTATTACCTGGTGATGTTGTTAAATCTGAAACTTTATATGAAAAGCTTCTTAATGGCATTATTGTGCGAATAGAGAGAGATCTAACAACGGGATCTTTGTCGAAAACAGAATTGCTTGGTGTGGAAAGGATGGAATAAATGCCAGAACCCATATTGGTTAAAATCTCAGAATTAACAGAACTGTTTTCAACAGCAGCAGCCGATCAATTTGTGATCCTGGATGCCTCCGAAACAAATGAAACGGAAAAAGTCAAACGTGTTCGGATGGAGCTTCTAAAGCTTACAAATTCAGATCAACTTGTGGGTGCTATTGTCACACTGGCTAACATGACTGCTAATTCTGTTGACAGTCCCCAGATAATAGCAGGAGCGGTGGATGCAGCACATTTATCCGATCAGACAATTGCACGAAATTTGCTTTACATCCAGCTTTTTGGAGTTGGAGAATTGGTTGTTACTACAACTGCAAAAGCTTATTTCTGGGTGCCAAGTCATTTAGCTGGTAAAAAGGTAAAGAAAGTAGGGATGGGCTTAGTAACTGCTGGTTCAAGTAATACTACGGTTCAATTAGGTTCTTCAGGTGCTTATGGGAGTATTTCTGGAAATGGTTATGCAGAATCGGCTGATTTGAATATTAGCTTGCCTGCGGTTGG